ATTGCCAAACATTTATTTTGTCCCACATAGTTGCTTGATTTTAGATAAAGATACTGCTATTAAATATACTAAACAAGCTAAAGGAACTGAAATAATTGTAAACTTTAATAGTTCATATGTAAATATTAATACTTCTTTCATTGTATTTGTTTTAAAAAAAACCACCCCAAGTACCCAAATTACTACCTTTGTTATTTTTTAATATTAAAAATTTTCTTGAGGTGGTCTATGCTCTTAAATGTTTTGATATATCGCAACTACTAAGAATGCGAATATAAGAATAATTATTGCTTGTATGTTTTCTTTTTTCATAATAAATTGTGCGTTGTTCAGTCGCACCCCTGACTTTTTGGATTAGTTAGTTAATTTAATTTCACCCCATTTAAATGCTCTCTTAAATGTAGAAAATGATTTTGATTCTAATACTTGTTGTTCGCCTTTATAAATTTGAACATACATTGCAATAAATGAACCCATATTAGGGCTGATGTTTACTGCTTTACTTCCTGTTTGATTAATTAAAGTTGTCATATTTGGTTTGTTTGATAAATCAAAGATATGTCAAGATATATACACATTCCAAACATTTTGTAAACTATTTTTGAACTTTGTGATGAACGGTAAATAAGGCTGATGAACGGTAATTACATCATAGAATACCTGCCTGAACCCCTTTTCATATTAAAATTATTCCAAGCCAAAGCCAATGCCATAACGCAATCATCGTGAAAGCCTGATGGTGCAGAGTACCTAACCCCATTAGATGTGAACTGATACTCAAAGACTTGCAGTTCATTTGTGATTGCGCCTTTAGGGAATCCTATCTTTTGTTGTTGTATGGCAGTTGCAAGACCTTCCATAAGTTGCTGCTTACTAGAACTCGTAAACTTTAGACCTTCTATTGCAATACCTTCCCTTTGTAAGTCCTCTAGGATAGGGTCGCCTACACCTGTACTATCCACCAATATAGGGCATTTAGGCAGCCTTTTTATATTCTCCTTAGTATTATGCCAATCCATTTGATACCTGTCAAAATAAGCCACATTCCCTGCATTATCTAACCCTATGATAACTGTATGGTCAACAGACTTAGCAAGGTCAATACCAAATGCAACTATTTGTTGGTTGCTAATTGGCTTAGTGCAGTTTATAATAAATTGGTTACCAAATGGGTTTGCGCTATTCTCTGAAGGGTTAGCCATATATTCCTGCTCAAACACTACATTTGGCAGTTGCATCCTAGCTTCATCTATTTCTTTTGGGTCTATAAATGGGTTATCATAGCTAGTAAATTTAAAGGATGCCCAATCCTGTTCACCATCTTTCATAAACAGGCTATAGAAATAGTTTTTTCCTCTAGGGGTAGATAGGAATACTGCCTTCCCTTTGTAGTCGGTTAGCGTTGGTCTAATACTATTTTGCCATCCTGCTTCTAAGTCAGGGATAAAAGATGCTTCATCTACAATAACCAAATGGAACTTTCTACCTCTTAGGTTATCTAATCGTTCACCTGTGAAGAATTCTACCTGTCCGCCATTAGGGAAGTCTATTTTTAAATCAGACTTGTTTTTAGGCAATTCTAGGGATTCTGTCAGCTTACTGAAGAAAACCTTAGCCAATCCATAAGTAGGGGTTATATAAGCAACAGACAGACCTTTAACGGCATATGTAACAGAAAGTACCTGTGATAGTTCTGATTTACCAAACCTTCTACCACACATCACTACCCTGAATCTTTTTTCACATTCTAGGATTTTTTCTTGATTACAATGTGGTGTTGGTAATTCTATGCGCATTATAAAATGGTTTTACCATTCACAAAAACAACCTCTATTTTATTATCTGACTTAATATCCATCTGTTCCTTTGGTTTGCCATATACTCTAGTTAGTAAAGTATCCAATGAATACAGGCTGCCATTGCTCATAGATTTTAATATGGCTTTTGCTACTGTCTTTTCTAGTACAGTTGCTTTATCATTTGTGCTTACTGATTTAAGTTCTTCTTCATCCATAGACATTAAAGCCTGTATGCTATCGTTAATTTCTGATAGCTTGTACCCTTGTTCCTTTAATAGGCTGACATATTTTCTAGGTCTGCCATTGGGATTCCCTGATTCCCCTGCTATAAATGGTTTTGCTCCTATTGGTGTTACTCCTTTTTCAAATGGCATTTCTGTAATATTTCTGTTATTTATCTAATTTTGCTTTAAAATGCTCACATAATACTTCCATCTTTGCTATGTAATATGTGCTAAAGTCTTTGTATCCCTCGTTGTTCTGTTGGTAGTTTATATATAAAATTCCCCTCAATCTTTGTGATGGGGTCTTGTTTGATTCTAGGTCTGTCTTAACACTATCTAGGTTATCTAGTTCATCCTGTTGGAATGATTCTTCTTTGATAGCTATGTAACAGAATCTTTGATTTAGTTGGAATACCTGTGCAGCATCAGCAGGTGATAGTTCCTGTGTGCCAAAGGTAACTTTAATGGTCTTATCCTTTCTAGATGTTAATCCTTCTATTTGTGCAGGTAATATTATCATTTGCCTTGTCCCCTTGATGGTTTTGGTTTGGGTGTATGTTTGTTATAAGACTTTTTTGCCTGTCCTCTTTTGCGCTTACCAAATGAAACTTTGGATGAATCGCTTTTACCTTTTGCCATTTAATTTCTCTTTATGTTTGCTTTTTAAATATTCCATATGTGTCTTAGTATCCCCCATAACTAAATGACATTGCCTACATAATGCCATCAGGTTATCTATATTGTCTGCCTTTTTATCACCGCCCATTCCCCTAGCTTCTATATGGTGTATGTCAACTGCCTTTGCTCCACAAGATTCACAAGGTATAAAATCTTCTATGCCATAACCAAAGTAATCTAAATATAGTTTAGTGTGCTTCTTCATTCATTAGTATAAAGTTTAAAGATACAAATACAAATCCTATGTTTAAACTCTTATGTAATTGTGCAAATTCATCTACTGAATATCCTATTGAAATACCTAGTTGTATTGTTTCTGTTAATACCCCTAATGATATTCTGAATCTGCCAAATTGAATATGGTATTCCATTACTTATCTATTTGCTTTAGCTTATTTATTGCCCATTCAATGCCTGAAGTACCACCCCAAGCATCCCACATTAACCCACCACATCCTTCAGAGTATGGTACATCTTTACTTTGTTGATGCCTTTTAAATGATGCCATCCTAGCTATGGTATCCCTAGATATGTTTTCTTTATTCGCTAATTGGTTTGCCCTAGCTTTACCTACTGCAGTTCCACATTCACCCCAACCATTTTCATCTGCCCATTTTAATGCCCTCTTTGCATTGTTACTAGCTGATTCAGGATAGTCATTATAAGTTTCTTCATATTTACCACTAGCTATAATTGCTGCCCATACCTTTGCAGCCTTTTCTTCTGTATCATAAACGCAACCACCTGTACCTATTCTGTACTTACCATTGCTACATTTGTATATCGGCATTACCTATCAATTTATTATAAATAGCAAATCTTTTATTATTTATGGTGTGCAGGTTAAAGTTGGTATTGCAGTAATCAAATAGCTTCTGCCCATATTCATTTCTTGCTGCTTCATCAAAGGTCAGTAGCTTAATCCATTTGTACCAATCCTGTTGATTGTTTACATAGCATACAGGCATATCCTTATAAGGATGTACGTTGCTAACTATTGCAGGATTCTTCTTTGCTGCAGTCTCTAATACTTTCAGGTTTGATTTCATAGCACCGAACTTATTTTCTACCAATGGAATGATACTAATGTCTGAATCAGCATAAGCACCCATATATTTACTTATTTCTGCATAGTCATAGATAGTTGGGTTCAGCTTTAATCCGTTTGTAAACACCCCAATCATTCTATCCCATAAATGTTTTTCACCTAGATTATAACCTGCAATAACTGTTCTTACAGGGAAGTTAATCTTCTTCATTGGATTCCTAAGAATGTCTAAGTCAGGAACGTGAGTACCTGAACCTGCCCAAAACAACCTAACTAAATCAGATTCTATTTTATCATCTTGAAACTGTTCTTCTCCATATGGTAATGCATTAGGTATTATTTCTACATTAGGATTAAATTTATATATTTCTTCTGCTAATCTTTCGTGTGTACAGGTGCAAAGGTCTGCAACCCTCATATACTCTGTAATGATTTCTGTAATATTACTATCCCTGTATCTTTGTGCAAGAACGTGCGAAGGTGGTAAAATCCAATAGTCATCATTATCTACTATCAGTTTAAATTTATATTTCAATTTCATTTTAACTAATAGTTTAGCATCTGTTGAAGCTAAGAATCTATTAAATAAAACTATGTCATAGTTATTATCAAATACTGCCTCATTGATTGTATCTGTTATCAAACAATAGTCTTTGCGCATATTGACTAATGGCATCATT